GTCAATATGCGTGTGGCAATTCGAGAATTAAGTCTCCACACACAACAAATATTTGAAAAATTTAGACAACTAATTCTCAAATCAGCTGAGAAACATGGATTGGTATTACCACCAGAATGCAGATTTTCGCAAAGTGATTTGCGTAATATGACACGGAATGGTGATAATCTTTTCTATTTTTCCAATGATTTCAGCATTATTGCTGATCATAAGCTGCGTCAGAGTATTTACTCAGAGCTTGACGAAAATGATGCTCAATATGAAGTTCAGGACCTTTGGCCGCGTCTTGAAATGAAACAATGGTCAGCAGAACAAACACATGAAAATCAATCAGCTTCAGTAACAGAACAACAAATTTTATCATATGATAATGAAACAGAAATAATAAAAGAACAAATTCCAATTCAAACAAATTTAGGAGAAGAAAAATTTTATCAATTTGAAGAAATAAGAGATCATTCAATTAAGGATATTTTATGTCGAGTTTATACAATAGCTAATTTTGTAATACCAACGGGTGGTTTACCAGGGGATGTTTTATATACATTAGATCCTTTAGCAACATTTTTAAATCAAACAAATGTAAAAGCTAAATTATCTAAATTTGCAGCAATTAGATCAAATATAGTTATCCGAACATTATTAACATCAACAAGAACATGTTCAGGAGCTATTATGCCACAATATATCCCTCCTTTGGGAACACAAAGAGTTACAACACTATTACAACAATCACAGTCTATTAGAGAAGTGATTCCATTATCAGCAGGACGACAAGTAGATATTGAAGCACCATGGGTAGATGCATTTTTGGCAAGAAATTTATCGACAAATACAGGTAGTTTAGGCACTTTTAGAATTACAAGGGTAACACCCAGTCAAACAGATTCAGTAAAAGTTAAGATCCAAATTTTCTGTCCTGAAGAATCATTAAGGGTAGAATATCCAACTTTCATAGACCAACCAGTAGCTTTAGTAGATTTAAAAATAGAAAGGGAAAGAATAGAACAGTTAATTTTAAGAATGGAAGTTGTTCCAAAAATAACATCTAAGCCAATTTATCCAAATATGGAAATGAATTCTTTGAGGGAGATGGTACAAAAAGTTTCAGCGATGATCCCACGACACTCACCATCTGATGCGCCAATTTCTGTAGTTAAATGGCAACAAGCACGATCAATTTTAAATGAAGATTCAACTGTGCCACGTCATAGTTTAACTTTAAAAGAAAAGCAAAAAGTTGAAACTTGTATGGGTCAGTATGGCTCTGCAGTTGATGAAATGCAAATTGAAGCTATTGCTAGAAGTGAAAATATCATTGGCGTTTTTCCAATTTCAACAAATGATGCAGTGCACGCAGTTTTGTATGCACGTCCATGTACAATAACCGATTTTATCGGAGCTACAGCATCTGGAGTAACAACAATGACAATTTCACATCAAACATTTATAGCATCGATGGCTCAGCAATGGTCAGCTAATTTGCATTTTAAAATTTGTGGGACACATAATCAATTACATTCATTTCAATTAAGATCTGTTTTCGTACCAGAGGATGTAGGAAAATATACAGTGGGGCAAACAATGTCAACGGATGATGTGAATGCAATTAAGGGGGAAATACATAAATTTGGGTCAGACAAAATGATAGGAGAACACACAATTTGCCCAATGGCAACGACGAATATGAAGAATGTTCCATCACCAAGAAATGCAGCAGGAGTGGCAAGTTTAGCAACATTAACAGCAAATCAATATCTACATGAGAATTCATATGGCATGTTTTATATCATAGTTGAGGTTCCACTTGTTGCACCCGCACAAGTTTCCCCAACTGTTTATGCATATGTTGATTTTCATGCTTCAGATATTATTTTGGCAGAACCAGAATCATGGTTGTATCTCTTACCACAAACACAAATGAAAGGACTTGAAGGACAGACATTGACACAAGCAAAAGATAAAACTAAATCACAATTAATTAGTAGGGGACAAATGGCACAAACAATTGA